AGCCCCATCGGAAAGCGTGTAGATGTACTGGATAAAGGTTGGATTGAACTCGTGGATGTTATGCCACATCCTGATAGCAACATCAGTGGTGATCTAGCAATCGTAAACGCGGCACGTGTAAGTTTCTTAGGCGAGAGCAAAGGTGATGTACAGGACAAAAAACTGTTGTTTTATTTGCTACGCAACCGTCACACGACACCATTTGAGATGGTAGAGTTTAAGTTTCGTGTACGTGCGCCACTTGTGACATGGTGGCAATGGGCACGTCACCGTACTTGGAGTTTTAATGCACAGTCAGGTCGGTATACACCGTTTGATGAAAACGACTTTTACGTACCAGACGTATGGCGTAAACAATCTAAGGATAACAAGCAAGCTAGTGAGGGTGAAGTTAACCAGTGGGTAAATACTGAGCTTAACTCTAGACTATCTAAGCACTATGAAGATGCGTATGCTGAGTATGAACATGCGTTAAAAGTAGGGGTGTCTAAAGAGATGGCACGTCTGTTCTTGCCAGCGTTCGGTGTGTACTACACATGGGTAGTTAAAGTAGATGCACATAACTTGATGCACTTTTTGAAACTACGCATGGCAGATGAAGCACAATATGAGATAAGGGTGTATGCAGAAGCAATCTATGAACACTTCTTTAAACCTACTCTGTCGTGGACAGCAGAGGCGTTTGAGAAGTATATGCTACACACCGTTATCGTTGACAAATAAGTTAAGCATGTTATAGTATGTAATAGCCACTACTAATAGTGGCTATTTGTGTTTTATATTATGGGGCAGGTATGAACGAATTAGATTATAACGCTTATGCTGAGTTTTTTGACCGCCCAATGACAGACCCAAAAGAAAGTCCAAAACAGTTTGCACGTTACATGTTGTATCGTAACATGCCAAAGCACGAACGGTCAGTAAAACTTGCATGCGAGCTACTTAACGAGAAAGGCGACGATGTAGCTTGGAAAACGCTTAAGAACACGTCGCAAAAATTCCACTGGACAGACCGAGTAAAAGCCTACGAGATACACATGGCTAACCTCGAGATTGAGGTATTAGAAACAAACTTAGAACAAGCGGTAGATTACGTATACGGGCAAGAAGATATAGAACTTGTGATGGCAACCCGTATGATTCAGCGTATGCTAGGGGCGCAAAGTGGTATTAACTTTGATAATATGGACGGGGAGGAGTTACAGAAAGTAACACAAACTGCACAACGCCTAATTAACTCACTAGATAAACTACAATCTATGCGTAGACGACGGGCAGGACTTCCTACTAACTATATTACAAAGGAAGCAGAGCCACAAGACTTTGAAAACCAAACGTTTATCATCGGTGGGGGTAATTAATGTGGTATCAAGATCATTTGTTAAAAGGTAAGCGTCACAGGTTTTACAAAAACTTAGAATGGGGTATGCGACCCTACGAGAAACAGCAAGAGGTTGTAGATTACCTCTGGGGACACCGCAGAAACAGCAAAGGTGGATTATATAAATTCTTTTTAGCTGTATTTGGTCGTCAGTCAGGTAAATCATTCTTAGGTAAATACGTCGCGCTTAGACGGTCTATTGAGTTCTCCCATAAAGTAATGTGGGTAGCTCCGACATCTAAAAATATGCGTAGTCACTGGAACGAATTAAAACAGTTAATACTAGATGCAGGTATTCCCTACGTGAAAATCAGTGAGGTAGACAAAGAGATTAGCTTTCACGGTGGTGGGTTTATCCGTGTGCGTTCGGCTTTGGAAGGTGACGGCTTACGTGGTGGTACAATGGATTTAATTATTTTAGATGAAGCTGCATTTTATGAAAGCGGTAAAGGAGTTTACTATAGTATTATTCTACCTATGGTGACGGCTAGTGGTGGGCAAATATTGTTTACAACAACACCAAACGGGCGTAATTATGTCTATGACTTGTTTCAACTAGGCTTAAACAACAAAGATGATTTACATATTAGTTGGCACATGAAATCTATGGATAGTCCGTACCAAGACAAGGAAGTTTTAAAAGCTATTAAGCGTACAATGCCTAACATGCAGTGGCGAGAAGAGTTTGAAGCTGAGTTCTTGTCTGATAGCGGTGGTGTGTTCGCAGGTGTTGACCGCGCCAGTGTTGTGCCTATGCAAACTGAACCTGTACCTAATGGTATCTACAGCATGGGTGTCGATTGGGGAGATATTAAAGATTTTACTTGTGTGACGATTATTAATACACTGACAGGTGAACAGGTGTTTGGTACACGATTTACAGGCATTGGCACAAAGTACCAGCTTGAACGTATTATCAACTTAATGTACCACTGGCAACCTGATCATGTCTATGTAGAACGTAATGGTATGGGTCAGACTTACTATAAATTGCTTGTAGAGACAGTACAGAACAAAATACCACTAGATGAATTAATTAACAGCATAGATGATAGCGACCTTTTAGATAATGCGTTTAATGACAAATTTGAATGGTGGGATACGTCAAAAGAGTTCGGTAAGAAAATTATGATTCATGGCGTACATGTTGATAATCGTAACAAACGAGAGATGGTAGAGTCTGCTGCAAGTCACATTGAGTACGGGCGTTTACGACTGTTAGCAGAAGGTGAAAACGTTCAAGATTACGGTAACGTACAAAAGTCTGAACTATCCACCTTTGAACGTAAGCGTACCGCTATAGGTAACGTCACATATGGCGCATCTGACGAGAACCATGATGATACGGTATCCGCTTTAATTTTAGCGGCACGTGGGCTACCTAAACCGCAGATGATAGATAAGCAAGCATCAAAAAAAGTATCTGACATAAAACAAAGTAACAAGAACCCGTTCCGTCAAAAAAGTAAAAGTCGTATCGCAAATAGGAGATAACATGCCAGCAGTATTTGAGTATACACCGCCTACGTCTAAACTGAGAAATCAGTTTCAGACAGAGGTAGTACGAGAACGCCAAACCAGAGAAAAAGATTATAAGACCGCATTAAAATATTACTTAGGTGAGCATGATGCTATGCTCAAATTCGATAAAGACGTAAACGATGTTGATGACAATGTTATCATTAACATGGTTAAGATGACAGCAGACCGTACAGCAACATTTTTGTTTCCAAGTGTCCCTGCTATTGAACTAGACCCATCGTCAGTAGAACGCACTGAAGAAGAAATATGGGTAGATAATTTTCTTGAGTTTAACGGTGGGCTAAAACTATTTAACAAGTGGGCGTTACGTGGTTTTCTTGCAGGTCATACGTTTATGCGTGTACGTCCTAAGCGAGTATCAGCTTTTCGGGAAACCTACCCACGTATAAATTTGATAGACCCATTGTCCGTCACTATTTATTGGTCAGTCAACGACCCTGACGAGGTGGTATGGTACGAGATACGGACATTAACAGGTGAGCAAGTTCACATTTACGACTATGTACATGACTTAGACACAGACACGTGGACTATTTACCACTACGCTAGTTTGAAAAAGCCACTAAACCCGTTAGACAATATTGTCGAAACGATTACACAGCAAGCCTACACAGATTACAAAGGTGCGTTAGACCGTATCACGTTTGGTGACGATGGTTGGTCACTAGAAGATGTCAGTGAGTTCCCTGACGTAGGTATTCCACCGATTATCGAAACTGCACACCTGCCACACCCTACAGGGCGTTATGGTTTACATGAAGTTGGGCTAAAAGAACTACAAGACACAATTAATCTAGTTGCTTCTTTACGTAATGGTGTAGCACGTGAGTCAGGCGTTCCTATTGATGTTATTCTCGGCGCAGGTATCGGTGACGTAGATAACAAAGACGACATCTGGGTTGTAGACAATCCAAACGCATCAGTAGAACGGCTACAACTACGAGGTGACGTACAATCCCTTAACAGTATGCTAGAAACACTGATGGAAACGTACTTGTCGATTAGCCGTGTTGTTCTCCTTAAAGGTGAAGCTAAAGATTTGCAACGTGTGACAAACGCCGCAGTTCGTACATTGTTCCTCGACCAGATTGCTAAAAATGGGGTACTACAATCTGCGTATGGGTCATCGTTACAGCAACTTATTAAGTTAGGTATTAAAATGTCTGAACTACCAACCGCAGGAGCTGACCACGACGTAATGATTAAGTTCCCGAACTCACTGCCAACTGATTACACAGAACTGGCTAACCAACTGGCAATCATCCATAACATTGGTGCTGTATCGAAACGTACTGTCGCTACTGAGATGGGTATGAACTGGGAATTTGAACGTGCTACGATGGAAACCGAACACGCTGATAATATGGAACGTCAACGTCAGCAGATGGAATTGGTTCAATCTATGCAACCAGAACAACCTAATAACGATAACAATAACGATAACAATAACGAAAGTAATAACACAAATAACAACAATAATTTGACATCGTAACATATCATGTTATACTGTAATATGATGGGGCGGTCTATGACTGAAAATGGGTTAGCCTAGTGGCGACCCATTTTAGTTATTACTCTAGCTAGGTAATACCCCTATCTACTATAAAACAATGGTATTGTATATAGTATTAAAAATCAATATATAAATCGAAAACAAGTGTTTTCCGCAATGGCACAAGTGTGCGAAAGGTAGTATCCATGACCGAATTATACCAACCTATCTATAATGATGATGGCGAAATTACAGGCTATGAACCTGTTGAACGTATTCCTGACGAAGTGATTGTAGAACATCCTAAATACCGTAAGGTAGTAGATGAAGCATACAAACGTCGCCAGCGTGTACGTGAGCTAGAATCTAAACTAGAGTCAAGTGACGAACAGGAAGTTGATACGCAACCGCAAGAACAACCCGAAGCAAAAGAGCCTGAACCTGAGCAACCTGCACAACCTGTTATTGATACTGAATCGTTATACGAGCAGTTCAAAAACCGTTTGTATGCAGAGCAAGAGGCAGAGCGCAAAGCTAAACAAGACCATCAAGCGATGGTAAATCGGGTGGCTAAAGAGTACAATGTCAGTCCACAAATCTTACGTGGACAAACTGAGGATGAAATTACAGCACACGCTAAACAAATTGCGGATGCTCAGTTAAAGTTTCAAGACGTTGGGGCAAGCCCTGACAGTTCAGTTGAAATTAATGATGACCTCTGGGCGCGTATTGATGGTAAGTTAGGTCTGGGCAAACGATAACTAACTAATATAATCTGAGGAGTAGCCTACAATGGCAGTAAATCAATTAAGCCAAATCTTTGGCGGTAATCTTGATTTAATCCCTCATATCGAAGAACGTGCGTTTATGTACACCATGCGTAACTACGCTATGGCACAGCGCGTTACAACATACACCGATATGACAGGATTTAACAATCGTAAAATTTCTGAATACATTCGTACCCGTCGCGCTCAAGACTTAAGCGAGGATACGGCAATTCCTGACCACATCATTAACCGTGTTCGTGAGTCAAGCATTGCGCCAAAAGAAGTCGGTGATCGTTATCGTATTTCTGACCGTCGCATGATGACAGACTTGGAAAATATCCTGTCTGATACTATCATGTTCTTGGGTCAGGCAATCGGTGACCGTAAAGAAGCTGACTTAATCAAAGTAGCAAATGACTCATTCAAACTCGGTACAATTGGTAGTGCGTCTACTGATTTTACAATCGACTTGCCTATTCAAGGGCAGTTTGTGTTCCAACAAAACGCAGTACGCGACCAAATTTACTTGGTTGTACATCCGTTCCAAGTTATGAACGTTGTAAATGACCTCGCTGGGTATCGTGGTACAGATGCTGGTGTTAACATGAACTTCCGTGAGCAATCACTACAAGGGTTCACCATCCCAGTATTTCAAGGTCTTAACATCGCAGTTAGCGAGTTCTTGCCACGTAAACTTGTTTACAAAGTTTCCGTTTATGGTACAGGTGGTACATTCCGTCTTGAGATTGGTACAGACCAAGAAGTTGGTACTACAATCACAGGTGAAATCACTGCTGCATCAAGTGGCGACACAACTGCAAGCAACATCCAAACGGCACTGAACGCCCTTACAGGTCAAACAGGTTGGACAGCAACAGCAACAGACGACGACCCTGCACGTATCACTGTTACAGCACCTGATTATGTAGATGCTGAATCACAATTGCGTGTAGCAATCGACATTGACAATCCAACATTGCCAGCACGTAAATCCGCATACGACCAAATTACAGGTCTTAGTGGCGCACCTACTGACAACGCAGGCGACAGTCTCGGTGTAACAGTACATGAAGTTAGCGGTTCGGCTAAAGCACTTATGTTTACTCGTGACGCTTTGGTTTACGATATTCGTCAACCAGTACAAGCATTTAGCGAACTTGAACATCAAGGGCGTACAATGGAAATCTCCGCTTACGAAAAATATGGTGTAGGTCACTGGCGTGACGAACGTGGCTTGTTTATTGAAACTAAAGCTAACAGTCCGCTATCAGTAACTGTTTAATACTAACCTAGAAAGGGGGTCATAAATGGCAGTACGCTCAGGTATGACCTCACTTGTATCACATCTGCGCCAGCATAGTAATGCTAGTACATCAGATGTTTTCAATGGGGTTACGTACTGGACAGACGACCAATTACAGGATGTGTTAGACCAGTATGCAATGATTGGTCAAACGATACCGCTAGTTAAAATCAGCGCGTATGACAAAACGAATTATAAGCTAAATCTAACAATGCCCTACTGGCTTGAAAGCGGGTTTAAAATATACGTCCGCGATACGACAGTAGAAGAAACAACAGGATTTACTTATAACCCGTTAACACATCAAATTGTTTTTGATAGTGACATTGCAGAGACCCGTGATTTAGTAGCTCATGCTACGGTGTATGTCATGACAGATGCGATTGCATCGGTATGGGAGCAGAAAGCTCAGCACCGTGAGAACTTTATCACAAACAAAGCAGGGTCTAATCGTTTTCAAGCAGAGCAAATTGTAGAACACTGTAAAATGCAAGCCTGTTATTGGCGCAATTTACGTGTTCGTTCGTTTAAACGTCGTAGTAGTAGGTTTGCATAATGAACCCAACAACATTCTATGATGACCAAATGGCAATTGTCCGCAAGTTAACGTTAGACACGTTAATTGATACATGCAATATTAAACGGTTGGGTGTATCAACAGTAGACGGGCGAGGTATCGCAACTAAAAGTACACCTACGGACGTTACATATAATGGTAGCACAGAAATTCCGTGTCGTGTAGATGTAGCTCGGGCATTTATGAATGACCGTACACTGCCGCAAGTTGTCGTAACAGATAACTATGCGTTATTTCTACCTCACGACATTGACATTCAAGAGAATGACAATGTTATATGGAAAGAACAGCAGTACGACATTCGCAAATTGATACGAGCAGGTGAGATGGGTGCTTACACAGAAGCTATGATAGTAGTCACGGATAGAGTTCAATGATAAAGATAAAAGCAAAGCTGAACTATGAACACAAAAAAGCATTTGAGAATACTACCATCAAACTAGAACGTATGATGGAAAACGATGCTATACAGGTTACACGTGAAACTGCAGAGGAAATTGTCAAGTATATAACAGAAAATTGGAGTCCTCGCCCATCTCGAGAAGGTCAGTTCCCTGCAAAACGTGATGGGCATCTTAACAAGGGTATCAAAGTTGAAAATCAAGGGCGTAACAGAGGGCGGTTTGCTGGTAAACATGGTATATCGCACTTTATACGTTTTGATACAAGTGACTCTGGTCGTGGGCAGTATGCATTAGCGGTTAACGATGGTAACAGAATAACAAATGCAGCAGAACGTCCATACATTGAACCTACTATGAAAAAGTTTGCTTCTGTTTATGAAGATAAACTTATAGAACGTATTCGGTTACAAACCATTGGTGGCAAGAAAGTACCACGACCTAGAGGTTAACTTATGACAAGTATTTTAGCAACCCATATAACATATAGAGGTACAACCTATACTAATGATGGGTCGCTTGTCATTAAAGAGACCCGTCCTGTTATTGACATTAGATTTGAGTGTGACGACCCAATCACTGGTTTAGATTTAATTGTGTCAAATACAGATACTGACGAATATGACGACCCGTTATTTTTCTACCGTGAGATACGCGCAGGGGGTAATGGGGTAAACGGTGTTATATATTTAGGTGATTGTACCTTTCGAGTACGCCCAGAGGTGAATGAGAATTGTAATAATTTCTACATTCGTGGTTACGATAAGCATACAGTCGGGGGTCATGTAAACTTTACGTTTAGCGTGGATTTGACTACAGGATATACAAATTCATGGCAATACTTAGGGTCTACAATACTCAGAGATACACTGATAGCAAATCTAGATGAACAAGCGTTGATTACAATCACTGAAAACGATGTAATCAAAATTTTCTGGGAGGGAGCAGACGAATCTTGGGAACAACCGTTTATAATCATCGAATTGCTTTCGGGGGGTGATTTAAATTCTTCACGTGTTGCATATGCCGAAATGTTGTGGCGCGTGGTTTGCCATTCTCCAGAATTGGCTACGGCAGGTCAGTTGGAGGACGCGATATACAAATCTTTATCAGGTGAAGACCCTGTGGTTAATTTCACAGACATCACGAGTACGAAAATAGAAGAAATTGCACCAGTCACTGATAGGTATCAGGTGCAAAACGTACCACTATTTATAAGTGGAGGCGTTTATCAAATACGGCTTACTAAGGAGTAGAATATGCCACGTATTACCAGTGCGAAAACATACGCTGAGTTTAAACACGGTCGCGGTGCTGACCCACAGCCACACATCGCTCAGTTTGTATTTAATGATACACTCACGGGTGGGACTTTCCGCCTACGTGTAAACGGTGAGGAAACTGCTGACATCACATTTAGCGATACTGAAGCAGACCTCATCACAGCAGTAAACGCAGCTCTCGATGCACTCGCAGGTCTTGATGCAGGTGAGCTTGCAATGACAGGTACTGACCTTGTTGACATGACTTTGACATCAAACGTTAACAAGTTCTATCGTATTGAAAGCGTTTCTGATGCTGAAGCACTCACAGGCGCATCAACAAATGACGCACATCTAACCATCAACACAACACAAATTGGTGGCGATTGGATTGCATTATCTGCTGACATGTCCGAGTTCTCTTACGAGGAAACATCCGAAACAACTGACGTAACAGGTTTGTCACAACTCGAAACCGAGATGCTTGTCGTAAAATCCAACGCATCATTTAACCTGTCGCTATACGAAGCAAATCAAGATTGGTCACCACAAATTTACAGTGGTATCGAAGGACGTTTGCGCGTATTTAACGAAGGTAAAGTTGTCGGCAAGAAATACTTGGAAATGGAAGTATTGCTTGAAACCGTTAGCGGTACAACCCCTGACCATGACGTACTCGAAAAAGAACTTTCAGGTATGCGTCAAGGCGCGTGGATTGCACCACCAGATAGCTACTGGAAAGGTAGCTGATAATTAATTTTTGTAGTATAATATAGATAAGAGGGTCAATTGTTGACCCTCTCCCCATCAATATAGGAGACCCCATGAACGTAAATTTTAAACTGTCCGATTGGACTTATATGGAATACAACGAATTTCTTTCTGCTTTTGGTAAGCAAGATTTTCGTGGCGCAGGACATTTGATTGAGAAGATCGTAAAAGATTGGTCAGCATTTGACGGTGTACCAGCAGATGCAGAACACCCATTTGACCACATGGCTTTAGAAGATGCGACAGCGTTGATTCATGCAATTCAAGCCAACGCAAAAGCATACGTAGACGAACTAGACACTAGCGACGACGTAACAGTTGACTTGTCAAAGTGGCGTTGGCTTGAGTTTAACATTTTTCAAGAAGCTATCTCTGGTGGTAACACTAAGAAAGCTGTTGAAATGATGTTAGAAGTAACCCGACTTAAAAAAGGACACCCTAAGTCTATTGAAACACTAAATGCTGTGCAAGGCATGGTGTTGATGCAAGCCCTGAGCCAGAAAATTCAGAAAGTATTCTCTGCAAAAAACTAGACGACGCTATCTACAAATCTCGCATTTACAAAGCCCCACTAACCCCAGAACAGACACAAAAAATTATAGAAACAAAACTGTGGTTGGTGGGTCAACCCATGAGCGAGGTGCGAGGATTAAGCCTTGAAGATATTGGCAACATTCTCGGGTTCTGGGAAGAAAATAACAGAGCAGATGAGAAAGAGCGTCGTACTAGAGACAAGTTGTCAAAAATGAACAAAGGCAAAAAGTAGATAGCGTACATCTAAGGAGAAAGACATGGCAGAAAGATTAGCCTACTTAGAGGCGGTTGTCGGCGCGGATATTACACAGTTCCGTAAAGGTATGCGCGACATCCGTAATGAGACAGGCATTTTATCTGAGACTATATCAGGGATTAGCGGTGCGGCACGTACCGCCACCTTTGCAATCTCAGCTCCCCTAGCCACACTCGGCACATACACAGTACAAGCGGCATCAGACTTCGATGCTGCTATGCGTAACATCAACTCCATTACGGGCATGTCCGAAGCACAATTGAAGAGTTTGTCCGATGAAGTTCGGGCGTTTAGTTCCACTACTCGTGGTGGTGCTGTAGACGCTGCTAATTCGTTGTACACTGTATTTAGTGCAGGTGTTACTGATATTGAATTAGCAATGAACACGATGGAAGTTGCGACTAAGACAGCAGATGCTGGTCTTGCTGATATGGAAACTACCACTGAAGCATTGGTAGCATCTATGTTGTCGTATGGCACTGAAGTAGTTAGTGCTGAACGTGCGAGTGATTCATTAACCCAGATGGTTCAAATTGGTGTGGGGTCGATGCAGAACTTTGCAAACTCCCTATCTAAAGCATTACCATCAGCGGCGGCGTTAGGTGTTGAGATTGAAGATTTGTACGCATCTATGGCGTACATGACACAGCGTAGTTTTAGCGCATCAGAAGCGGCGACTGCTATCAATCAGGGTATGTCATCGCTGATGAAACCAACTGAGGACATGGAAAAAGCCATGCGTAGTTTGGGTGCTAACGGTGTTGAAGAACTGATGGAAAAATATAAAACATTAGGTGGTGCTGTTAAAGCTCTTGTTGACACTACTGATGGTAGTAGCGCATCTATTGCGAAACTGTTTTCTAACATTCGTGGTAAACGTTTTGTTGATACTATCCTGAATGATTTTGATACGTATAACAAGACACTAGAAGAGTTTAACCGTACAGTAGAAGGTGCTACTGAAAGAGCTTATGCTGAGCAGATGAAATCATTTGCAGCGCAATGGGACTTGATGACAAGTGCTGTAGAGAACGCATCCATTGCTATAGGGCTTGAACTGTTACCTGTACTAGCCCCAGTGATAGGAAAAATAGCTGAAATTTTTAGTGCTATATCTCAGTTAGAGCCTATTACGCTTAAAATGGGTGTTGCTTTTAGCGGTTTATTAATTGTCTTACCTCCGCTTATATGGTTACTATCATCACTGGTGAATCCTATTGGTGGTTTAATAACACTGTTTGGTGTTGTTACAGGGAAAATGGTAGCTGCTGAAGGTGGCATTGGTGGCTTTGTTGATAGTTTAGAAAAAGCTGTCCCTGAGCTATCTACTATTCGTAGAGAGATAGATAGAATCTTTGGTGCGCCCTATCAAACAGAAACACCTACTGCTGAAGATTTAGGTCTATATGCGTATGAAACCGCGCCTATTGACTTTGCAACTATGCAATCAGGTGACACAATATGGGATTACTTTTTAACACGTACAGATACAAACCAAACGTGGGATGAGTTTAAACAAGAGTGGATTGACCGTAATGGTAAGCTAACCTTTAGTGTGGGCGATTTAGTTGAACTCCCAACAGGCTCATTTATGGAATGGGTCGGTGAAGAGTTAATGAGTGCTA